TACATTGGAGAGTTTTTTTGGATGAAAAATATTCGTATAATTAAAACTGGTATTAATGTTTCAAAGATAAAGAAACAATTGGAAGAACATGCGTCTGATTGGAATTATCAGAAAGAACTGCAACATGCCACGGTACTTGATCCAGATGTATATCTAAGTCAAAGTGGTGTGTTGCAATTAGTAATTGGCACGATTGATAAACCTGGTGATTATGTTTTTGATTCTGAAGGTTGTATGGAAGCACCAGCATATTACCGACATACTGAAGCTGTTTCATTTATGAAACGACACTTCAAAGATTTTAAACGGTGTGGATTTCTTTCTATACCTGTAGGTGGTGAAGTTGGCAAACATATGGATTTTGGCACTTATTACCTTAATAAAGACAGATATCACTTGTCAATACAAGGTCGTTACGTGTATACTGTAGGAGATGAAAGTTTAGTTATTGAGCCAGGTACATTATTTTGGTTTAATAATAAATTAGAACACTCTGCCAAAAACATAGGAGACAATGTACGCATCACGTTAGTATTTGATGTGCCACATAACAAACGTAATCCATGATACATGCTATATTACCATTTCTGACTGCAATTGCTTTATCTACTATTGCAGCATACTATTCAGTAATAGGCCTTGCACAGATATTTCCAGGTTCATACTGGCCGATTATCATTATGGGTTCTGTACTTGAAGCCGCAAAATTAGTAACAGTATCTTGGCTACATACTCATTGGAAAGATACATTCTCTGCATTGAAATTATATTTTTTAATTGCAGTTATATTACTCATGGCAATTACATCGATGGGTATCTTCGGTTATCTGTCCAAAGCACACATCGAACATTCTACTGGTATCACACCACTGGTTGAGAAGGAAATGATTTATGAGGAAAAAATTAAAGCACTCAAAGAGAACATCGAGACTAATCGCAAAAATGTCTTGCAGTTGGATGCGGCGGTTGACCAAGTCATGGCACGCTCGACGGACGAAAGGGGGGCAGAGAGGTCGAACCAAATCCGCAAAGCCCAACAGAAAGAGCGCACACGAATCTCTGATGAGATTGCTAGGGCGCAGGCCGAAATACAGAAAATTACGGAAGAAAAGTCTCCTATATCCTTGGAAATTAAAAAGGCTGAGTCAGACTTGGGGCCTATAAAGTATGTTGCTGAAGTAGTTTATGGTACACAAGATCGTGATTTGATTGATAGAGCAGTTAGATTAGTGATCTTTATTATTATTGTAGTATTTGATCCACTTGCAGTATTGTTACTAATTGCCTCCAATCAAACATATCGTAGGCAGAAAGATAAACCTGAAATAGAAATCAAAAAGGTAGTGAAGAAGAAAAAGATTGACAAGAAGGATGGTCCTAGTTTAGAATCATTCTTTGTAGATGATAAACATCAAGTAATACCAAAAGATAAAATTGCTGATATGAATGGAGATATGAATGAGCGTTCTTGATAAGTTGAAAAAGAGTTCAACGATTAAAGAGACTTCCATACTTGCGAAGTCTCAATTCTTTACTGAGAAAGATATGATTCAAACTGATGTGCCTATTGTAAATGTGGCACTATCAGGTAATCTAGATGGTGGTCTGACACCAGGTCTGACTATGTTTGCAGGTCCATCAAAACACTTCAAAACTGCATTTGCTTTGTTGATGGCATCAGCATACATGAAGAAGTATTCAGATGCTGTAGTTCTATTTTATGATTCTGAGTTTGGTACACCACAATCTTACTTTGATACATTCAACATTGACACTGACCGTGTGTTGCATACTCCAATTACCGATGTTGAACAATTGAAACACGATATTATGGTTCAGTTACAACAGATTGAAAAAGGTAACAAAGTTATTATCATTCTTGACTCAATTGGTAATCTAGCATCAAAGAAAGAAGTTGATGATGCAACAGAAGGTAAGTCTGTAGCAGATATGAGTCGTGCAAAACAAATGAAGTCGTTGTTTCGTATGGTCACACCACACTTGACTATCAAAGATATTCCAATGGTTGTTGTGAATCATACTTACAAAGAGATTGGTTTGTATCCTAAAGACATCGTTGGCGGAGGTACAGGTTCTTACTACTCAGCAGATACAATTTGGATTCTTGGTCGTCAGCAAGAAAAGACCGGCACCGAAATCACAGGATATAACTTCATCATCAATGTTGAGAAATCACGTTTTGTTCGTGAGAAGTCTAAGATACCTGTAACAGTTTCATTTGATGGTGGCATCAATAAGTATTCTGGTCTACTTGATATCGCACTTGAAGGTAACTTTGTACAAAAACCATCCAATGGTTGGTATGCAAAGGTCAACCAAGATACAGGTGAGATTGGTGACAAGAAACGATTAGATGATACACAGAATGCTGAATTCTGGAATGATATTCTTGCTAATGAGAAATTTAAAGAATATGTAAGGAAACGATATGAGATCACGTATAGTAGCATTCTTGGACAAGATACAGTTTTGGAAGAAGAAGATGTCTCCAAAGTATAAAGTAGATATTGATTATCAGTTTATACCATCTGATGATGAACAGATAACAGGCATCGGCATACTAAAAGGAAAGTATGCCGGTGTTCTGTATCATTATGGTAAAGCAAAGGTAATAGAAGAAGGTGAGTTTGCCAGACTCTACTTTGATTATACCATTGAACATACGCCCACTTTCAGCGTTCATGACTTGACAATTGATCAGGAATTTCATACAATGATAGGTGACATCTTAACAGAAATCTTAATGAAACAAACCAATGAAACGACTAGAGACGACAATATTAAAGAATTTGATATTTAATGAGGACTATGCTCGTAAGATTTTACCTTTCATAAAATCGGAATACTTTACCGACAATACCGAGAAAATACTTTTTGAAGAAGTCAATGAGTATATTAATCACTACAAGAATCTTCCAACCTATGAATCTTTGGTAATTAATTTTACAGAATCTAAAAAACTGACCGAACAACAAGTTCGTGATTCAGTTGAAATGCTTCGTGAAATTAATGCAGAGAAAGAAGAGAAATCGGATAACGCATGGTTAATTGATAACACTGAAAAGTTCTGTCAAGATAAAGCAATCTATAATGCTATCATGAAGTCTGTACAAATTCTTGATAACAAATCCGAAAATGATAGTAAAGGTTCTATACCAAAGTTATTGAGTGATGCACTTGGTGTATCATTTGATTCATCCGTTGGTCACGATTATGTTGAAGATGCGGATAATCGGTTTGACTTTTATCATAAACACGAAACAAAGATTCCATTTGACCTAGACATCTTCAACAAGATTACCAAAGGTGGTTTGCCACAGAAAACGTTGAACATTGCTTTGGCCGGCACAGGCGTTGGTAAATCTTTGTTCATGTGTCACGTTGCTGGTTCGTGTTTGTCTCAAGGTCTAAACGTATTGTATATCACAATGGAAATGGCCGAAGAACGAATTGCTGAACGTATTGATGCCAATTTATTGAACATTGATATTGCAGACCTGAACTCTATCAGCAAACAAGATTATGACCGTAAGTTTTCTGCATTGAAAGTAAAGACACAAGGCAAGTTAATCATCAAAGAATATCCAACTGCTGCGGCATCTGCACTGCACTTCCGTTCTTTGTTAAATGAATTGCAACTAAAAAAGAGTTTCAAACCTGATATCATTTTTATTGATTATCTTAACATTTGTGCAAGTGCTAGAATCAAGGCTGGTGCGAATGTCAATAGTTATTCTTATATTAAGGCTATTGCGGAAGAACTCAGGGGTCTTGCGGTTGAGTTTTCGGTACCCATAGTATCTGCCACACAGACAACACGTTCCGGCTTCACCTCCAGTGATCCAGGTCTTGAGGATACTAGTGAATCCTTTGGTCTACCCGCAACTGCTGATTTTATGTTCGCTTTGATAAGTACCGAAGAGTTGCAACAATTGAATCAAATTATGGTCAAGCAATTAAAGAACCGATATAATGACCCGAATACATTCAAACGATTCATGGTAGGTATTGACAGAGCCAAAATGAAACTGTATGATGTAGAACAGTCTGCACAAGAAGATTTGGTTGATGCTGGTCAAGTAGATGACAAGCCATTGAATTCGTTTGGTGATCGTGAACGACTAAGTGGTATGAAGAATAAGTTTGGAGGATTTAAAGTATGAGTTACGTGAAATATTATGATAATGTTTTGCCTAAGACATTTTGTGATTCTGTTATAAAGAAGTTTGAGAATCATCCAAAACAACAAAGAGAAACTTTTTTAGAAGGGCATCGTTCATTTACAGAATTGAATTTGAATGAAAACATTGTAAGTTGGAAATCTGAAATAGAATATCTTGTTGGTACAATGCAAAGTTATATGGACGTGTACAAGAAAGATATTGGCATAGATTTAATGTCGTGGCCAGAAAACTTTGGTTATGAACAATTACGAATGAAACGATATTTACCAAATGACCAAGATGAGTTTAAGTTTCATGTTGATGTACAAGACTATGCCTCAGCACGTAGGTTTCTAGTGTATTTCTGGTATTTGAATGACGTAGAAGAAGGTGGTGAAACTGCATTTCAACTGAACAGAGGACAACCAGTTAAAGTCAAAGTGCAACCTAGAACTGGTCGTTTGCTGATGTTTCCACCATTATGGACACACCCACATGTGGCATTCAAACCAGTTGGCGGACCAAAGTATATTGTCGGTGGTTACTTACATTACGTTTAAAAATTATGAATCTAACTAAAGATCAAGCAGTATATTGTGCTAACATCTATTCACAATACTTTGATAAATTTCAGAGAATTGATGATTATATTCGTGATCAAAAACTAAATTCTTTATCTGAAAGACCTCCTACTTTGTTTGGTATGGGACCAGAAGAAGATTTATTTTCAGACTTTGATATACACCCACAAGATATGGAGTTTGAACTTGTAGAACTACCACAAAATAATTGGGACATTTATTTGAACATGATTTCTTCACATTCAAATATGACTAGTATTCCTGGTAGATGTTTTCGTTTGGCGGTACAAGAAAAGAATACGAAGAAGTGGGTTGGTTTCATTCGTTTAGGTTCTCCTGTTATCAACATGAAACCACGTAATGAGATGTTGGGTGGTGTATTTTCTCAAACACCCGAATCTGCAAAGTCATTTAATCACACCTCAATTATGGGTTTTGTGATTGTGCCTTCACAACCATTTGGTTTCAATTACCTTGGTGGTAAGTTACTTGCCGCAATCTGTTGTTCACATTGGGTCAAAGAAAAGTTAGATGCAAAGTATGATATGAATACCTGTTTGTTTGAAACAACGAGTCTTTATGGTAGTTCAAAGTCATCATCACAGTATGATGGCATGAAACCATATTTAAGATTCAAAGGTTTGACTGACAGTAATTTCTTACCAATGATGCACGGTAAACCTTATGATGATTTAAAGAACTATGTTGAGAATGCGATTGGTGAATTTATACCTGCTGATGCATCGTCACGTAAACTGAAAGTCTCAAACGCAATCATTTCAATGACCAAAGTGGCATTGAAAGGTTCACCAGAAGGTGAGAAGTTTGCACAGACCGTGGAGAATGCCTTGTCGTTGACAGAAAAGAAACGATACTATGCCTCAAATTATGGTTATAGTAACTTTACAGATGTGGTCATGGGCAAGACAGACAAGTTGATTCCAGACAAGGAGAACTATGATAAGTTTCATCTGGA